TTGTCTTTATTTTCAAATCTTTCAGAATATTTTTCAAGTCTTTGTGTAGGTTCTTTTATTTGTCCACCACAAGCACACCCATATTTACTAATAAATTGTTTACAATGTTCACATTTTTGTTTAGTTTTTTCTGAAATCCAGCTATTTCTCATTTCTTTATGATGCGGATTGAACTTGCTATTAATTGTTAGACTTCGCTCTTGTGCTATTGCCCAGCGTTCCTCTACTGAAAATGATTTACTATCTAAAACCATTCTATCGTATCTTAATACTGATGTGTAATCTGTAAATGTCATAATTTATTTATTTATTAATTTTCTAATTAATTGACCTAATTCTAAATCGTTTGGAGTGTTTAGAATTACTGATTTTTTTATTTCTATTATTTCGTCAACAATACCCTCTCTAACAAACGCCTCTTTAATATTTGGCTCTTTGCAAAGTTCTTTAACGAATGTTTCGGTTAAAGTGTATGTTTTTTCGGCTAATTCAAAATGTTGTTTAAATTCAGCATCAAAATACATAATATGGTCAAAAAGTTCACTTGGCATATTAAAACTATTATCTGGATTAATTTCTTTAATAGTATAAACTTTATTTAATTTGTATGCTATTCTTTCATCAAACATTAAGTAATCTTTTTTACATAACCATTCTTGATTTACTTTTATTTTTTCCATAACTTATAATTGTTTAAAATCGATTACTTCGATGTTGTTAATATTCTTTTTTAGTTTTACGCTTGTTATTGAAAAGCACCAATAAAAGAAACCTATCATTAATGATTTAGTTTCAAAGTCGATACCTATTCCAAATGTAAATCCTTTAACGTCTTTTGATAATTTAAAATTTAGTGTCATAGTTTTATTTTCTACTTTTTATTTATTTTTTGTATAAAATATTGTTGCATAATATAAGCTAATATAGTGCTTTGTATAATTATTTCAGGCGTACTCCAATTTCTTAAAAGAATGGTATTAGTTATTTAAAATGTTACAAAAAGCAACATAAATAATCCAAATGTTTTCATCTTATTTTCTATTTAAAATTCTTAATGCTTTGTTACTCTGATTTACATAAAATGCACCTCTACCTGATGCTAGTGCTGCTTCATGAATGAATTTAAGCACTTCAATAGCTTCTACTATATTCTTTTCAGTTGTGTAGATTACGCTTTCTAATGGTTCAAAATCGTCGTTATCTTTAGCATAATCCATACACTCGGTTAGTGTAGTTGGTTCGTTTTCTTCAATTGGTTCTTGTTCGTAAGGATTAAGAAAATCCAAGTCATCTCTATTTGTCATCGTTTTCAATTTCAGTTAATAATTCTTTTACGTTTGTTATTATTGGTGTTACAGATTTATATTCTTCTTCAAATACTGATAAGCAAGTTGTTAAATGCTCAATCATTTGTTTCATTTGCTCGTTATCAGATTTTAGTTTTGTTACGATTTCAATTAATTTTTCTGCTTCCATATTATTTGTTTTTTAAACTTTCATCAGCGCATTTCTGTAGCGCTTCGGATTGGAGTTGATTAATTTTTTTTTCAAACTCTATTTTTATTTTTTCTTCTCCAATTAAATCAATAGTTGATTTTTTAGCAAATAACCTAACTAGTTGTTTTTTTTCGTTAGGTGGTAGTGATTTTCTTCCCATTAGTCTAATTTATTTACTATTTTACAATTTTCAAATTTAGAAGGATTTGATTTTATTAAAGTTTCTAAATAACTTTTTTCTTCTAATTCAACTTCCCAACTATTTGAATAAAATCTCATTTCATTAGTATCAAAATTTTCGTCAGTTTTTGTGTTCCAAATATAAAATGTTGCGTTCATAATTTTTATTTATTAAATTGTTTTGCTTTATTGCTGGTACAAATATACAAGGACAATTGATATAAAAAAACTTTTTTAAAAATATTTTATAAAATATAGTTTATTTATATTGATTATAAATAATAAAAACCACCGATTAAGGTGGTTTAGTAGTTGTGTTGTATAGTTTAGTTAAATAAATAATATTTTTCTATATCGATAACCTATATAAATCATTAATATAATAAGTATCCATAACCACCAAAAAGATAATAAACTAATTCCTTTTCGTTCCACTTGCTTAAATTCAATCACTTTTTTCGATTTTACATTTGTTTTAATAGCTTTCTGTTCGATTTTAGCGACTTTCTCAACTTTATTAGTAGTTATATTGTTTTTAACTTTTCGGTGTTTTAAAACAACGTTTTTATAGGTTTTACCATTTACTATAATTTCTTTTGTGTTATCTACTGGAACTATTGTAATTTCATCAGTATCGGTGCAATCAATTACTTTAATATTAGTATCTGTAATAGTTTCTGTTTTACTATTATTAGTAATTTCAGTTTTTACCTTTTCGGTAGTTTCTGATTTATTTTTTTTGACTGCGCCACAACTAAATAGTAAAATAGTTGATAATAGGATTAGTTTAGTTTTCATTTTCTAATTGTTTATTAATTAAATCTAAAGAGTTTTTATATTTTAAAATAAGTCTTTCAGCTTCTTTTTTATCTGATTCAATATCGGTAATTAAATCTTCTAAATATCTTTTCCTTTTTTCAAGTAATCTTTTATTTAACTTACTCATCTCTCTATTTATTTAAGTTATTAAAAATTTCGTTTGCTTTTTTTTAATTTATTAATTTTTTTTTGATAATAATTTGATAAATCAAATAAACATCTTTCAAATGCTTTTGTTTCTTTAAAAATCAATTCTTTTATTTCTTGTTCATTAGTTTTCATAACACTTCTTTTAAAAATTCATTAATTTGTTTTATTTTTTCTTCTTTGGTTAAGTTTTCTTCAATGTGAAAACTATAACTTTTTGATGATTTCTGATAAGGCATAAATACTATATTTACCCTTGTTGTTGTTTTCTTTGGTGGTGGCATATTTTTAATTTAAGTTAAATACACAATCTAATTCTATTTGTTGATACCATTGTAAGCTACTTACATCAACTTTTTTTTCTTCTTTTTTAATCAATGGTTTTAATTTTGACAAAGTAAACCATTTTCTATTAATCCAATATCCTAAACAATTATTATTATCTTTTAAATTTACTAAAGTTGGTAAATTGGTAATGTCAAATAATTGCTTTTTTCTAAATGCAAATAATCTATTTTCTAACTCAAAAAAATTAGAGTAAATTATTATGTCAAGGTTTTTTTCCATTGTTTATAAAGGTTTAAATAGGTTAGTTACGAGTATAAAGGAGTTATAGCTTATGGCTACGATTTCGGTTCTAAACGAAATTTGCAACATTGTTCGTAATTATGTAATGTGATTTGCAAGGAAAATTATAGTTTCCTACACTCGGAGTAAATGAAACTTTATCGTTATTTTCTTTAATCAAATTCCATCCATTGCCATATAAAGGCATTACTGTTTTTTCTCCACAACCGCACAAACAATTATGAATAGCACATTTATATTCTTCTGAAATATAGATTTTGTTTTCTTCTAAAACATCGGGAACAAACTCCACAAAAACGGGTTCTATTTCTACTTTTTTAAGAGTTTTCATTTTGTTCTTTCTGTGTTAATTATCAATTCATCTTCATCATTATATCTGTAACATTTAGGACAATAATGCTTGTCGTCTTCATAAATGTAATCGGCTTCCATTGCAACATCTTTAGCGGCACTTTCATCATTCCAACAAGAATAATCAGTATCTTCATCCGCACTTGTTTTGCAGTTATCGCATATAACTGTAAACATTTCCATTTTTTCTATTGACATAATTTTCGTTTTTAAAAATCCGCCACAAGCTATAACACGTGTTTGGCAAGATTCAAGGTTTAGTTATTAATTTAAAAATCTGTTTGTATTTGTTAATTTTGGTCTTGACTCGAAGCATCGGGATTTACTTTCCTTGAACCTCGCCAAGCACGGGAATGTTACCAGCAAGCACTACGGACGTTCTTCGATTAAGCATTTCGGTTCAGTTTTAAATAATTTTTTTTCCTCCCCTTTTAAAAAAGAAAAGATATGTTCAACTATTCCAACACTCCAACCATCTCCAATCAAATTGCCAGCTTGTGCCTTGTTTAAGTTTTTCGTATATCCTAATGGTATATTGTGCAATTTCTCCAATTCAGTTTGTGTGCAATACCTTACACCCTTGCTTTCATCCATTGTTTCATCTGTGTAAATAATGGTAGTCATTCCAGTAGTAGCGTATCTATGCAGCATATATCTTTGGTTTGCATCTCGGCCACAACTTGTATTTAAGCAAGTGTGTTTTTTCTTATCTGAATATCCGTATTCTAAAACATCATTCAACATTATTTTTTTATCTCTCGGTTGTGGTATTGCACTTTTACGATTACCAAATAAATCAAAACTTTCAGGCCCGATATTAGTCCAAAATAATCTATCTCTTAAAGCTCCGCTTACTTTTGAACCGCACAATCTTACTGGTTCTGTTCCTAATAATTCGGTTATTGTATTGTAACCTAAATCATCCATTATAACATTTTCAAGTAAATAGTAATCAGGTTTCGTTTCCTCAAGTAATCTTATGTATTCATAAAATAACATTGATTTCATTCCTTTTAAACCATCTCTTACACTATTTGCCCTACTAAAATCTTGACAAGGGCTTCCACCTATCAATAAATGTATTTTTGGCAAATCTTGGCCTTTTACTTTCGTTACATCTCCAATCTGTATTGTATCAGGAAAATTATCTAAAGTGCATTGTATAGCGTGTTTTTTAATCTCGGCCGCAAAATACTTTGTAGGTTTCAATCCAATGTTATTAAGTGCAATTTGCCCGCAACTCATCCCATCAAACAATGATAGTACGTTAAATTCTTCGGGCAAGCCGTTTTTGCCATCCCTCAAAAAATTATTTAAAACTGTTTCATTCATCTAATTAGCTTTTGTTGTTAATAATCCGTGCCAGCTGGTAACATCGGGTATAAGCAAGCGGCAGAAAAAGCCGCCAGCCCATACCCGCAACCGTTATACGCAACCCTAAAAGAGCCGCATCTGTGAAACAAAATCTTTGAACCTTGCTTCTCCATCATTAAAATATTTAGTATCTATTTCACAACCAACAAAACGCAACTTGGCTTTATCTGCTGAAATCCTACTGCTGGCACTCCCCAAATGAGTATCTAAAACCAAATCTCCTTCTTTGCAATATCGGTCAAAAATCCAATCATATAAATAAATGGGTTTCTGCGTTGGATGTATTCGTTCAAGTCCATCTTTAGCATTTGCACCAACCCAACTCTTGGTTATTTTTCGCAATGCTCCACCAAATGAAGTCCAAGCCAATTCCCCATCTGCAAAATCATTATCTCCAGTTCCCTTATCCCAAAATAACCAAGATGAAGTTGGCTTCAGGTGTTCTGTCATATAATTGCCACCCCACACAATTTGGTTTTTAGATACTCTGAAAAGTTCCTGCCAATAATCAGCAGTAGGGATTGAGTTATCCCAATCATTTTTGCCTCTGTAAATCTTTCTTTTACCATTGCCAAGTTGCATTTTGTTTGCTCCAATCCCATAAGGTGGGTCAACTACTGCAAGGTCAAAGAATTTGTCAGGATAACTCTTCATAACCGTAATACAATCATCATTGAAAACTTCTGAAAAGGGCTGCGTATAACAGTGGTTTTGCGTCATTGGGGCTTTAGTGCTATCTATAATCATTTGTGCTATATTTAAAATTTGTACTATCAATCGGCTTTAGTGCTGGAAATCCCCAACGAACGCAAAGCCACAAAACGTTATAAGCCATTTTTACGAATATCTACATAAAAGATAATCAAGTTAATGACCGAATACATTATGGATAAAACACCTAAAATCCATAAAAAATAATTGTCGGAAGGTTTTAAATTTCCATTTGTTCCAAGCATCCAAAGAGCCCATAATGTTATTAAAATAAATGATATATATTTCATAATTATAATTTTAAAGTTTATAAAATAAACGGCTTATAACAAGTGTTTGGCAATATGGCGGAACGTACTATTTCCAGACCGCCACATCGTCAAGCACCAAAACGTTATAAGTAATTGCTCCCATCCGTTTTCAAATTGACATTTCGTTTCAAAAAATAATTAAAACAAAAGCCTACGCACATTTTACATTTACTTTAAGTACACACCATTTATCGTTTAGTTCTGAAAACTCGTCAAACAAATCGTGTCCGCCAATTTTTAAATAAGTGTCATAATCTGTACCATAAGTATAAGATGAGTAGTTGTAGCTACTTGTTTCGTATTCAGCAGTTATTCCGCCAAACATTTGTTTTAACCAGCCTTCTTGTATTTCTACTTCTGTCTTTTTATCGTTTGAAATGAAATACGAAACAGAAACTTCGCTTTCAAACAAATCAAAAATTGCCCTAAACTTTTTTACAAGGTCAATTGATTTTTTGTCATCAATAAGTTTGATAGTTTTAAAATCTTCGCTCCAATCAATTTTTATGAAGCCAGTAAATGTAAATTCTTTAATATCCATCGCTTTTTTGTTTTAATTATTTTTTGTTTATTGTTTCAATTTAAAATCCTACTAATTAACCGCAACTACTTATAACACGTGTTTGGCAAGATTCAAGGTTTAGTTATTAATTTAAAATTCTGTTTGTGTTTGTTAATTTCAGTCTTGACTCAAAGCATCTGGATTTACTTTCCTTGAACCTCGCCAAGCACGGGAACGTTAATTCTTTTACAAATATAATATTTATTTTGATATTAATAACAAAATAGTGTAGTTTATAATGATTATAAATAAAAAAAGCTCCCATAAGGAGCAGGTTCATAATACTGAGATTATGAGGTGGCGTTATTCTTTAACTTCAAAATGCATCCAATCATAATTCTTTTCACGTCCTAAAGAAATAAATCCGTGTTTATAGAAAATATCAATCATTGGTTTATATTCTGGTCTTGCAAATCTTGCAGTAGAGGAAGTTTCTTTTAATTGATTTCTTTCAGGGTCAAGGTCAATAGCTATTCCCCAACTATGTCTGCTCGGTGCAGTTCCGCCACGCATTGCACGAAAATTAAAACAACCACCAAACAAATCAATTCCTAACTCAAAAATTTTATCATAACCATAAACAAGTAATATTTCTTCAAATATTTTACTTAATTTATCAGCTACTAATTTATGACATTGTATTTTATTTACTTTAATGTTTTTATCCCAACTTAAACGCATTGGATAAGGTAGATTTAAAGTAGTTAAATAGTTTGGATTTTTACTAGGTATTCCGTATTTTTGAGTAGCTTGTGTTGTTGTTATCATAACAATTCTAAAGATTGATTAAATAAATAAACGTTTGTTCTTTGTTCTCCTAAAAAAATACTATTTTCTACAAATGTAGTAGGTTTTAACTTATGGATAAATAACTCAGGTATTCCTATTACATTTACACCTATCCAAAAATACACTCTAATTAGTTTTTTCATATTATTTTAAATTAAATAGTTTAGCAAATATACCTAATAAAAGAACAACTAAAGCACCAACTACAAATTTAGCTTGTTTTACATAAACATTTACTTCGCCTTTAAACTCCTCTAAATCTTCAACTCTGTCGTCTATTTCTTTTAATTGAGAAACTACACCTTTATGATTATTCATTTCAGAACCTACTAAAGCGGTTTTTATTTCAAGTAATATTTTAGAGTTTTCCTCGTTTACTTTCTTTTGTAAATCTTGGTGATGGCGTATGCGTTCAATTTCTGCGGTAACTTTGCTTAATTCTGTCATTCTGTAAGGGTATTATTTATTCGTATATTTTTCTATTACTGATAAAGCGGTTTCTGTTCCTAAATATATTGAAGAAATAACTAACCAATCAGTTGATGTTATTATTTTAAAAGCGACAAATATTGTAGCAAATATCCAAACTAATAGCTTTCGGCTTATCCACTTGCTTAATATTTTGTCTAATTGTTCTCTACTCATTATTGAAAAAGTATAAACATTATACCAGCTATTGCGCCACCTAATCCGCCATAAATAGCATCATAAATATCGAAAGGTGCTTCGTGAAATTTCTCGTAATACATTTCTCTACCTAAATTTAAAATAAAAGCAAATAATGTAGAAATAAATAGCACTCCGAACCATTCAGCATCTTTTAAATCCATTTTAAAAAGCGCAAAAAAGAATATTATAAATGTGTAAAGCACGTGCCTATCGTAATTGTTTTTTATAAAGTTTTTCATAAACTATAAAATTCATTAGTTACTAAATTATAATGCGTGAAATCGCCACTTAAACCATCAACCGCTACTTCGTTTTCTAATAGTTCAACTTCAAAATTAGTTGAATAAAGCACTTCTTCTGTGTTCTTATCAATTATTGTTATCATTAATTAGTAATATTAAATAAGTTAGGAGTTACACTATCAGCCGAAGTTATAAGTTGTATTGTAAAAAAAACATATAAAGTGTTTGCGGTGTTATAAGTTGTATTATTATAAGCAGCCCCAATATTTGATTCATCATTAACAGATGATGTAACAGCAAAATTAACACCATATAAGTTACCACCATTTAGCATAAAATTACGTTTAAAATTAGTAGCAGATGCAGTTGATGTTACATTAAATCCACCAATTAAAGTCGCTCCTGTAAGTGTGTTTGATGTATTTATTCTAATTCTCAAACTTGCTCCCGATGTTGTAGTTCCTTTGTTCAATCCATACAAAACTTTCATAACATCAGAAGCGCTAAAAGTTCCTCCATTTATTGTTGCTGTTGCTATAATTGTTTCAGCAGTTGTTCCAGTGTGAGCAGTTTGCGAAGTTTGTACAAACTTGAAAGGTAAAAAACCAATTTTTGATGCTATTGTTGAACTAGTTTCGTCGCCAGTATTTGAACCCGACAAAGTTGTAATTCCTAACTTTGTTCTAATAGTTGAACCAGTTTCATCACCAGTGTTAGTTCCGCTTGTATTTCCAATAGTTGTTAAATTAGTATCGGTAACATATCGTTTATTTGTGCTATCTGAAATATCAGCGGTTGTAACGCTTTTATTTTTCCAAATACTTGTTGCATTATCATAAGACAATAATTGTTTATCTGCAACGCTTGTAATATATACATTATGAAGTTCGTCTAATTCCCAACCATTCATTATTTTTACATAAATCTTTCCATTAACTGCGTGAGAATATTCTACATAACCTAAAACAACTATATGTCCTGTTGCTCCTGTTGGTTTTATATTTGTAATTTTACCAGCGGTAGTAGGAGAAAGATATAATACATCACCATCAACCCACGTTTCAGATTGTATACTTCCTGTTGTATTAATACCTTCTAACTGACCAAATGTAATAATAAAACCTTCTTGATTTGTAGCTATTGTTTCAGTAACAATTCCTAAAGTATCTGCTGAATTATTATCATTATTTGCTTGTGCTAAATTTACTGCTAATCTTTGACCTTGCGCTCCGCTTATTCTTACAACTTGATAATTTGCTTTTGTTAATGTAGTATTAGGTGTTACTTTATTTACAACTCTTGCAACTAAATCAATTCCATTTTTTAATATAACGTTTCCGCCTTTTAAAGTAGTTTCTGAACTACCTATTGTATCGTTCCATCTTGTAACTGCAACTCCAGCAGTTCCAGTTGGTGTTGTGTCTAATTCTATCTGACCAGCTTTTAATGCAAATTCTCCTAAATCAACATCATCATTTGCTCCTGTATATGGTACTAAATTACTAATTGAATTATAAATTTCCCAAACTGCTGCGCCCTCTGTTGCATCTGTACAAATATAACTTGTTCCGTCGTCTAAAGTCCAAATAGAACCAACTTTAAAACGTAAAGTAACATCAAAAGAAGTATCGGGAACTATATCGAAACAATTAGTAGAATTACGAATAAATCCACTTTGGTCGAATACGTGACGAAATCCATTTTGCCACATATCCTCATAATTGTTTGAGCATATTCTTGAAATACCACCATTTCCCCCGAAGTTATAAGTACCTTTTTGAAGCGAAGAAGTGTTTTCTAACTCAATAGCGTCTGCATTGTTTATTAAAATGTTTTCTCCTCCTGTTTGGTTGCCTAAATCTAAAGTTTGTGCAAGTGTTTGAGTACCTCCTCCACCGCCTGTAATCTTATTTATATTAACTTCAATAACATTAGGAGTTACATTAATAGTAACTTCTTCAGTTGTTTCGTAAACATTTATATCAATAGTATCGCTCATTATCTCGTTATATCACAAGTTACATTAAATTGTCCGCTAATCCACGTTTTTTTTACGCCTGTTCTAAAAGTTATTTCTATATCGTATAAATAGTTGCCCGAATTTATATTAATAATTTGCTCATTAATCTTAAATTCTCCAGAACTTGTGTTTACAATTGTCAATCCATCATTATCTACAGAGGTTAAAGAAAGTGCTATAACGCCTCCGCATTCTTTACGCAATTGCATTTTTATAACAGCTTGTGCTAAATCTAAAGCATCACCATTTTCATTTATTTGAAAATTAACTGCTTCAAATGTATCACCTTTTATGTGTTGAAAGTTTAGGCTCATTTTTTTCTAATTTTTTTAAAAATTTTTTTAGTTTAACTTCGTTTTGTTTTTGCGAAATTAAGTTCATTTTTCTTATAGTACCCATCCGTAAAAATTTGATTCACTATCAGGAAACATATTTCCATTACTATTTAAATTATATTCGGGAAAACTTGACTGATTAAAACACATATAATCTACAAATCTTGTAGTATAATGATTTGCAACACTTCGCTCTTTCTCAACTAAATAATCAACTTCAGACTTATCTACGCTTGTTGCGTTTTCGCTTGTATGTTTGAATACGCCTTTATTTGCTATTGTATAAGCACTGAAAGGTAAAAACTCAACCATTGCCCAATGTATTAACATCGGTTTAATATAATCTGTTAAAAGGTCTTTGTAAGTTTGAGTTAAATTATTATCTACAATCCCATCGTTAAACTTTTTGAAAAGTCTTGTTCCTAAATAGTTTTGAATATGCAAATCTTGCGCTATGATAATGTACTGAATAAATGTATCTGTATCAATATTACCATTCAAAGCGGTATATTTTACTAAATCATCTCGTGTTATAAATAATGCTTTCATTTTATTTAGGTAAAAATCCTTTATTTGGCATATCAATCGGTTTTTGATATACTAAAGGGTTATTTGTTGGTAAAATTTCTCCTGCTTTTCTCGCTTGTGATGGTGTAATTTGTTCTGCTAAAGGGTTATTTACATCCGCTTTTTTTCTGTATGTTTCACGAGTCCAAAAATGATAACAAGCACCTCCGCCTTTGTATAAAAATATATCATAAGTATTAGCTCCTTCAGGACCAAAGCCAGCATTAACTTCTTGAGAACCCATATTTATAATATCTTCTTTACGATATACCTTGTTAGCAGATAACATTTTTTTACAAAATGCTCTTGAATTTTCGCTTACTTCACCAGTATATCTGTATCGACTTTTAAAAAGTTCTCCATCTTGCTCACTTTTTGCGTTTGGTCTTGCAGTTCCTGTGCTTACAAACTCGTAAACTTTGCTTAATAATGATTTTTTAGGATTATTTAAAGCGAATAATTCGGCATCAAGTCTTTGCTCATCTTCGTAATTCACAATTCTACTATCTACTAATTCCCACTCTGTTAAATCAATTTCTTCTCCAAATTTTGATAAATCTATTTCGTCGATATGTGAACTTAATTGAGTTGGATTTTCAACTACTTTTGTTAAATCACCATCAGAGTCTAAAGGTTGCAATTGCTTAAACGATAAATCTAAACTAATACCGTTAAAAGCTAATATTTTATCCAATCCGTCGAAAATAGTTTCTTGAAATGGTTTGATAACCATATTCTCAAATAAGATATAAGAGTTTTTAAGTTCGTCAGCATTACTTGAAAATCCTGTTGTTGTAGCAATCCCAAAAAGTAAAGGACTTGTAACATTGTGAGAAAGCATAATTTTAGCCAAACATTCATCTGACAAATATTTGTAATGTTCAGGAGCATCATTTAAAGGAATGTCATCTATTGTAGTCTTTTTAGTTTCGTCAGAATTAAAAGCAACAATTACCTTTTTACCTTTTGAACCCGTTAATGTGGATTTTACTTTTGATTGTATGATTTGCTGTTGTTCTTTCGTTGGAACTCCATTATTAAAGTTTACAACTTTTGTTCCACTAAATCCATTTTGAACTTCATTAATCAAATAGTTTGATATTTCTTCTTCTAAAGTTGAATAGCTTAAGCCTCCTAAATAATCTACATTAGAATAATACTTTTGTCCTATTGTATAGTTTCCTACTCTTAAAACCTCTAATTTATCTCCATTACTTCCGAACCCAAATAAAGGTATTCTTTTAGGTTGAAATTTTTTAGTGTCTTCCCAATTGTCAGAATAGTAAATAGCTTCAATTTCTCCTTCTTTATTGCATTTTTCAGCACGAACTAAATTAGTAGGCAAATGTTCAACTCTTAAAATAGCTGATTTTTTATCGTTATAGATTAATTGTAAATTGAACTCTCCTAACAACTTCAAATCTTTTACTATTTTTCTCAAAGTTTCCTTTGAAAATAGCTTAACCATTTGGGCGTATTCGTTTGGCTTTCTTTGAGCATCGTTTGCAGTCAATCCTTTTCCATAAATTAGCTTACAAATGTTATTTATTATTGCATTATTTGTAGTACTTCCGTTGTATCTATCAATTAAAAACTGATAATAATTGTTGTCGTCGCCAAAATCAACCCACTCTTCACGCTTATTTTCGCTAATAACTGGTTGTTTATAGTCTGCTAATTCTAAAAAGTGTATATTACTCATAAATAACGTATTCGTTTATGGTTTGATTTGCCACATAATCACCATTATTAATTGTATAATCTTTAATATTTTGATTGGTACACATAATTTTATCTCGATATAAAGTAATTCCATCCGCATCAAAGCACTCAAAAGTATATGTATGACCATCAACTAAAAATTCAAAGTCTAAATCTGTTTCAAATTGCAAAAAATAACTATTTCGTACTAAAATAGGATTGTTAATTTCAAAACTTACATTCGATAATTCATCTGTGAAAACCATAAGTGAAACTTCCTCACTTCTTGGAATGAATTTAATATTTTGCGTATAAGTATTATCTTTTAATATAATCATACTTATATAACGAATTAATAGCGTTTTTGTTTTATAAAAAAACCTACTAAAGTTAATTAGTAGGTTTTAAATTTAATTTAATCTAAAATTAAGTACCCGAAACAACTGTAAATCCAACTGCTGCGAGTGTATCTCCTAAAAAGTTAGCTGGTACTCTTTCCATACCTTTTAACTCTAAAGTATATCCGCTTAGGTCTCCCATAGCAGTACCCGATACAATAGTGCCTCCTGTAACTTCCATTCCATGTTCTAAACCAGCTAAAAATATATTTCCGTTGTAATCCTCAATTAATACTTGAGGTCTTGCATACGTTAATAGTTTCAATTCTTTGTGGTCTTTTGGAGTTAATTTTTTTAATTGAAGTTTTAAACTTTGGTCAAAAAAAGTAGTTCCGTTTTCTCTTGAACTTGCAATATTTTGGTCAAAACTATTTGTTCCTTTCAATTCATATTTGTAAGCAGTAGGAGCACCATCTACTTCATCAATTACATCGGTATTAGTTCCGTTATAAGTAATAGTAGTCATATCTCCATAATTTACAAAATACACCGCTTTCAAACCTCCAACAGAGGTCTTACAATCTTCTAATCTTCCTAGTGTTAAATCACAAGCCATAATTTTTATATTTATTAAAAAAGGTGGTGATAACACCACCTTTAAGTTATTATTTACAGATAATTATTAGTTAGCCGCGTTAGTAATTCCGTATGTAGTAATATCTTCGATTGCAGCGTATTGAACACCGGCAGCCATTCTCATCACTACTCTTACATTTTGTGAGCCATCAGTTTCTGACATATCAATTACTCTTACTTCTTGTAAATCAGAGTTCAAAGAACAACCAAAGAATAAGTTTGATTTTTGAGCAGCAACCGCTGTATTTGCAGCTAAACCATTAGCAACAAAGATTTTAATACCATCGAAAGATAAACTTCCATTGTTGTACCATTGAGTTCCTTGTGCGTTTGTTCCGTTAGCACCTAAACCTGATGCGCCGAATCCTCCTAACGCTCTTACATACGCTTTAGCGATGTTTTGAGAAACGTATAAGTAAAGGTCATCTTTTCCGTAAAGTGTAGCTGGGATAGCGTCAACTAATTTACCTAATTCAGCTACTACGTTAGAAGCAGTAACAGTTGTACCCGCAACTTCTTGAGCAGCTGGTAAAGCAGCATCAGCAGCGATTTTAGTTACAAAACCATCAAATTGACCAGAAGTACCTGTAGCACCAGTCCAAATTGCAGTTTCATTTTGTGCAGCAACTTTCGCAGCTACATATCCGATTAAATAGTCTTGAAACGATGGTGGTAAAGAGTCAAAAGATGAATATCCTTGCTCAATTCCTTGCCAAGTTGAATGAAATGTAGATTTACATAATTGTAAGTTTACTTGTAAATCTTTTACTTGTAAAATTCTTTCAGTTAAAGTAACTGTTGATGTTGCAGAGAAATCACAAGTAGCGTCTTTCATCAATCCATCAGTAGCGATTTTTTGAAGAACTTGTTTGTATTTTACGTTTGGTAAAACTTCAACTCCACCATTCTCAATAGTTGGAGCAGATAAAAGAGCAGCAGCGACGTATTTCTTCGCAAACTCTCCAGCATAAGTAGTTGTTAAACTTGTTGTAGTAGCCATTTTTTAATATTTGTTAGTTAGTTTTTAAATAATTTTGAGAAAACTATATCTTCTATAGTACGTTCTCTTTTTGCTCCAATTTTGAAATTTTCTTTTTCGTTTACATTTTCAGGATTATGAGAAATTGGTTTAGCCGCTTCTGTTTTTTCATATAACTCAACTTTCAAACTTTCATTTTCTGCTTTTAATGTTTCAACTTGACTCATTAATTCAGTTTTGATTTTTTCAATCTCTGCAAAAAAAGTTTCTTTTGATACTGATTCAACTACCTTTTTAGGAGTAGCATCTGCCATAACTGGCTTTTCAGCTTCTACTTTTACTTCTTTTTCTTCTTCCATAGCTGGCGCAATAGATTTAATAATTCCATCTTGCTCAACTACTAACATATCACCATTAGCCATTGTGTACTCACCAATTGGCATAGGTACTACGCCTTCGGGAGTGACAATCCCAACTGAAAACTCAGGAGCAAACTCCTCTGCTTCAATGGTGGTAACTCCATCCATTAAAGTTTGTTGTGCTAATTTAACTTCCATAGAAAGCAAAGCACGAACATTGTTTAAAACATTTTTGTAGTTCATATTTAATTAATTGTAATTACTCGTTCTTCGTTAGTGTTAACGATTGTGTGGTTTTCTCCTTCTACTAAAGAACCTATACCTTGACTTTGCAATTCACCATCGCAACATTCTTTGTTATACGTTCCATCTTTACAAAGGCAACCTCTTTTACCACCTTTTGGTGATGTTGTTTTATTTCACATTTTCTAATAATTTTCTAAGTTGTTCAAAAATTTCTTTTTCGCTTTGCATCTCCATTTTATCAGCGAAATATCCTTCAATTGAAAATCCTTTAATTTCTCCGCTTTTAACTTTATCCCAAATTTCAGGATTATTAACTTTCATAGAAATCATCCACGTTCCTTTTGGCAAACTAAATCCGTACTCTTTTGACTTATCCATTTCGGGATTGTCAATTATCCAACTTTCAACTACAGATAAATCCTTTACAGATTTTTCGTGCATTAGTGTAGCGTTGTTTTGATTGCCATCCATTAAAAATTTTTCACTCGCTTGTTTTATAGTTTCAGACGAAAAGAAAATATTAAACTCATCTTTTCCATTTTTTCTATAAATCATTTTGTTTGGAACTAAAGCAGCACCCATTAATATTTTTTGTTCTTTGCTTACTTCCGCTAAATGTAATTCTTGTTCTTCTTTTAATGCTATAAAATTTTCTTCAGTTGCTGGTCTATCGACTACACTAATTGCGTCAACTCCGTCTGTTTCTTCGTTTAAAATTAATTCAAAAACTTTCATATTTATATAACGTTTATATTGTTAAAGTGTTTTTAAATTAGAGTTAACTATTTGATAATTAACCTAATGTGGCGTTAGAAACTATATTACGATTTAATGATTGTGCGCTTGTTACATTACTCGCCACAACATACGCTTGAACTGGTGCAACGCCTTGCTTATTCATAACTTGTGCTATTTGATTTGTGCCACCATTTCCTACTACATTAAAACTCGGTGCTGCTGGTGCTGATGTTCCGCTACCACCAACCGATGCAGTTCCACCACCTCCACCACCACCTAAAGCACTTAAACCTTTTGCAGTTGCAGCTACGTTTGTAGCTATTCCAATTCCAGCACTTACATTATTCATTACTGATTCAGCAGCAGCTAAAGCAGCACCACCGGGCAATAATGCATATTTTAATCTTGCAGCAGCATTTGCAGCTTGTGTATTAACAACAATTTTAGCAATACCAACAGCACTTTCAGCTATTAATAATGCTTTTTGAACGCCTTTATTTTTTTCAAATAATCCTTTTAATAATCCTATTCCGCCCTCAATATTTGAAAATGTAGCATCTTGAATACTTTTTTTAGCTTCAGCAGTAGCTTTTTCAATTTCTATTTCTTTGTCATTTTTAGTTTTTAAATCAGTTAGATTTTTATCATTTACAAAAGCAGTATTTTCAGCATCTAAAGCATCAAAAGCAACCTTATTAGCTTGTTCTGTTTTAACTTTTTCAGCACCTATTTCTAAATATTTATTCCAGTATTCCTCGTTTGCTTTTTGTCTTTTTTCTAATTCCTCTTTTTGTCTTTTAGTTTCATCTTCTTCATTTTTCTTTTTGTCATCACTAGCTTTTTTATCAATATCTTTTATTGCTAATTGATAACCAGCTCTATCATTTTTTAATTTAGTCAAAGCATCTGCACTTTCTTTAACTGTCTTATCTCCTTCCGCTTTTACTTGGTCAGGGTCGAAACCTAATTTAGCCAAATAATCTGCTGCTTTTTCTCCTAACGTTTCGTCAAGTTTACCTTTGATATTAACGCCTGGAATTTTATTTAATAAATCAATAATTCCGTTTATTGCCTCTGCTCCTGTTTGGTATAAAAATCTTAAAGGTGTTGAAACAAAATCAATATAAGAACGCAACATATCATAGTTACGTTTTGCACCCTCAACAGCTAATTTATTAGTTTGTATTTGGTTTTTCTGATTTATTTCAGTGGCCTGAATAGCTTCGTCGGTTTGTCTTACCTTAATAGCTAATATTTCCTTTTCAGATTTACCTTGAAGTTTTAAAATATTATCTTGTGCGCCAATAGTTTTTAATTTTTCATTTTCTTGGTCAAGATTTTTTTTGCTATCAGCGTTTAACTTTTTCTGCTCTTCACTTACACCACTTACTGCTTCTTTAATGTCATCCCAATAAGCGTAAATAGTTCCTAAAGCAATAACTAATAAACCTATTCCTGTACTTCCTATCGCTGCTTTAATTCCTTTAAACGCATCAATAGCAACTGCTTTCATTTGTTTAAAAGCATCGGCACTCTCTCCTAATTGTTGCAATCCCGAAGCTATAGCCATAGCGGATTGAACTTTTAAAATCATTTCTTCGGTTTGTTTAGACTCTGCACCTAAAATACCCATCGCTCCAGTAACTGCTGAAAATCCACCAGCTACACCAGCCAAAGAAGAAGAAACTGCCCTAAATTTTGCATCAGGATTGAATGCATCTGTTAACGCTTTTGCATCTCCTATTCTATCTTTTAACTCGGATGCTTTTTTAGCTGCATTAACGGCTTCTTGCGATGTTGCTCCAAACTTATCAGATAATTTAGCAACCTCTGCTTGTGCTTCTCGTAATTGTGATTTAAGACTGCCTACAGATTTAGCAGCTTCGTCTATATTATTATTTACGTCTAACGTTACTACTTTAGTTTCTGCCATTTTTTATAAGTCTTTTTAGTTGATTATAGCTTTTTTTCATTGTTTTTGGTAATTCATATTTACCTTTTGCAATTTCTATGTTTTCAGAAACTCCGTAGTGTTCTGTAAGTTGCAGTAATTCGATTATATTTTTAAGCATCTTGATAAATATTTATATATTTCTTAAATGTTGGATTGAAATAGTCTATTTCTATTTGTTTTAAAACAATTCCTTCTGTTTCGTTTGAGTCAATTGGCATTGTGAAAACTCCATTCTCTTTATTATTGTCAAATGAAGTGCCTCCGTAACTAACGTTATAGTATTCTGAATTTAATTTCATTACAATAATTTCTACATTTTGAGAATTACCGCTAATACTAAATGATTTTTGATTTGTGAAATTGTCGTTTATATCTCGAAAATCGGTAATCAATTCTAAATCTACTTCACCACTTGTCAAATCTGTTGTAAATTGATTTATAATGTACTTCTTATCCTTGTAAATTAGTTTATCATTTAGCTTAATATCGGTTAGTTTAGTAATTGGGAATATTGCTTTTAATTTTACTATTCGTGCTTTGATATTATAAAGTTGCTCAATGTAATTTCTGTACCAATTTTGAAATAATGAAAGACTTGCTAATGCACTTAAATTCCAGCTACTTTGTTCTTCATCAAAATTTAATGATGCTATTTGTCCGTTCACATCTAACTCATTTGAAAATCTTAAATAGCTATTTATATTTTGATAAGTTGAACCATTAAAAAACTTAATTGGTGATGTTACAGATTGTACATTATTCTGATATAATAAAATAACTTTTGGCTTATAAGGTTTTAAATCTTTATCTATTAATGATGTTGTTTGAAAGTTACCAATTGTGGAACGCTCCCACATTACATCCTCAAAAGGTGTTTTAATTTCGTATGTGTTACTCTCGTTTGATAATTGATTTTCGTAAAGTAAATCTCCGTAATCATAACCACGATTAAAGGTATTTCTAAAATAATTATTTAAAACATTCTCGCTCTTTTCGTGTGCAAACGACAATTTTTTAAATAGTTTTGTTCTATCAATATCTACATTATCGTTGATTACATAGTTATTAATATCCATAAAATCACCATAGGAGTAAAAGAATTCTAAAGGCTCAATTTCGAAAGTTGTTTCATCAACTGGAGTAATTGTAAGATTGAACATTTTAATTATTCCAGTAAAGAAATCTATTATTTTAATATCAGGAACATTTGAACCTATATCAATAGTTGATGTAGTTGATTGTGTAGCGCCAAAAACTATATGATTTTGGAACGATGTTACTACGCCTACTTTTTGCGCTTTTGTTGAATATAGTTTTCCTACAAAAGTAAGAACGCTTAAACTTTCAACTTCAAAATATAAAGTTTCAGTAAATGTTGTATCAGAACCATTGTAAATCTGCAATACTTGAGTACCTAATAAATTATCATAAACATTGTAAATAGTTCCATCAGGTCTTTTTGCTTTTACTCTATAAGTTATTGTTGAATTAGTTGGTGTAATTTCTAATTGTACCGATTGATATGTCGTAGGAGTTGCTCCATTGTCTTGAGTCCACTTAAATTTATAAGTATCGTTTGTGAAATCTATTTCAGTAAATGGTGATGGTGTTACCGAAGTAAAATCTACTTTAACTGGTGCAGTATAAACATCTGTTTTTTCAATGTTTTTGCAATACAAAAATAATTTTTCAAAGTACGTTGTTAAAAAGAAAATACCATTAAAAGTAATTCCGTAATGACTTTGTATTTTTTCAAAAACTATTGAAAGTGGAATAGCTGGAAACAAGTCATTCCATACAATAGATTTTTCAATAGTTCCACCAACTGAAACATCATTTGTTCCGCCTGTTAAAAATTCATACTTATTTTGATTACCGATTAAAGGATAACAAACATCGTATGTATTATTTTCAATTCTATTCTTTACTTCGGTTGCAGTATAACTATGATTTAAATCGGTATAATCTAAAACTGATAACTTATCCTCTTTGAATAAATCTTTTATCTGTTTAGTGTTTCCATAAAAAGTAATTGAATAGCTTTCAACTCGATTGTTTTTTTCGTTTGCTTTCTCTATTTGAATTTTACCTCTACGAAATGGAATAGTATTTATTTCTATTATAGCATCGTATCTAATTCGTTGGTCAAAACCATTATCAACTGCATTTTCATTCCAATAGTTGAATATTTGATTGTTTATTTTTGATGCTGGAATAGTAAAGGATTGAGTATAATCTGTAAATGTTTTTGAAAGGTCATTAATATTTTGAACCGAAGAAGTCAAAGATATTTTTTCATCTTTAAATAAATCAATTCTTTCAAACTCATCGTTAACTTTTATGTATATTTCACAATTTACCATTATACTACATTATTAATTACATTACTTGCTACTTCAAACTCAAACTCATAATTAATCATTTTATCTGTAACGCTATTTTTCATCAATTGAGTTGTATTTTTTAAAGTAACTGCATTTGTTTTTTCAACACCATTATCATAGTAAGTTAATAGTAAATTTTCTGATAGCATTACGTCTTGAATATCGTCGTTGTCTATTTCGTAAACCCAACCAGTATTACATTTTATGGTATAAGTTCCGTTCTTATTAAATATTCTTTTTTGCCCTAAATCTGTGTTATAACTTGGATAAGTTGTAAATGTGTTTGTGTTATAATCTGAACTTTTTACTTCTAAAGTTTGTATTGAGTTTTTAAATAAAGTAAGGTATTGTAAACCTCCATATCGATTAATGAATTTTAAAGTGTTTACGTTATATTTTGGCTCACATAAATTATTCAATTGAATTTTATAAATAGAAGATTCATTTACATAAATTTCAAATGTGTTATAATCTCGATAATTACTATCTGTATTAGTTAAATTAATTCTGTAAAATTCTAAATCACCAGTCAAAGTATAATTTTCAAATATTTCATTCGTTCCATCGTTTGAATATTTTACATTAAAACTTTCAACATTATCTGTATCAACAATTACATCGATAGTTGGTGAGTTAGTAATATCTTCTTCTGCTTTTCTTTTATAGTTCAATCCTTTTACAAATTCTTTTTGAAGTATAAAAATATTAGCAGTTTCTGAATAGTTTGGGTTTAAATAATCACTATATCCATTTGTAGCTATAAGATTATATGATGTGCTTCCTATTTCTTCTTTAGTACTTAAGATATAATAAGTTTTTATAAAAATAATACAACCAAACATATCAACATCAATGCTATTTAAATAGTCATAAGCATAAGGACTTATATTATAATAGTTTGCAGTTTGCGTAGGACTAAACATTGTCTTACTAATTTCGTAAGTATTAATAATATTATTATTATGGTCTTTTATTTGAATTTCCATTCTTGATGCTATTTGGTCAACATCATCATCAATAGTAATTATGTATGGACTTCTACAATTAAATCTTTCCATTATTTTATATCTTTTAAACTAAATTTCATTAAATCTTCAACGTCTAAAGCAAATTGATTTATTAAATCATCATCAATATATTTTTTATATCCAGCTTCAAATGGTTTGGTAAAAAATAAACTCGGTCTTATTCCTTGCGATGCTATACTTTTAGCAATTGCGAATTTCATACCCTCTCGACTTATAAATTTTCCTTTTTTGTTTCTTGGTGCTATTCCTTTTCTTATCATCCATTTGTCAAGCACTTTTGTAGGTATCATTTTACTTTTAAAACTAAACTTACTATCAGGTGCTTTTTGAACTCCGTTTTTAACTGCTGATGGATTAGAACCTTTTACTCCTTTGTCTTGAAATTGTCCGTACATTGGCATTTCAAACTCCAACTCAAAACTATTCTTTGATACTTTTACGTTTCCTTTAATTTCGTTATAAAGATTTTTAGTAGAATTCTTATTGCCTTTCGTTAAATTGCTTCTCGATTGCTGAATAACGTAATCCCTAAACTTCTCAAGAGTCTTTTGTGTATGTTCTAAATTGCTTAACATATTGTCATATCGTTTGCAGTTTCAATAGAAAATGTTAACGTCCATCCTACTAACTTATTTTCAAATCTATCGCTGAAAGCCTCTGCATTTACACCACCATTTAACCTATACCCTAAATCATACAACTGACCTCTATTTAAATATGCAATCATTCTATTTGCTACTTGCATTTGAGTATTAAAAATATCCGCTTCGTTATCATTACCTAAAAATAAATCGGTATTTTCTTTTTTAGAAATATCGCAAACATCCATTAATAAAACTGAAACGTTAAAAATATTAGTATTACCGCTTTCAGATTGTGTGTAGCTATTTACTACAATGTGAGCAAGTGGAAATATTGTGCGCTTGTTTAAATCGATGTTAAATATATCGCCTTGTGAAACACTATTTACAATCTCATCTTGTAGTAAACTATCTCTTAATACTTCCGTTATTTTATAGTAATTATTCATTTCTTTTTCTTAATAATTCGTTTTCTATTTCTATTTTTTCCTTTTCAAATGTTAGGAAAGTTAAACAGGTTGTAAGTGGTAATCTTGAAACTTCATCAAATCTTCTAACATCGCCTTGAGCGATACTATAGAAAGATGAGTACCATCCCCATTTTGCTCCAAATTGTGATTGTCTATCAAGTGCTGTACCTCCTTGTTCTGCTCCAAATAATTCAGGGTAGAAATCAGTAATTCGTTGCTTAAATTGTAAAAAAAAACATTGGCGCCGAAAACTATATCCATAGATAAATGTTTCATTACATCGCTATAAGTATGACTTCCGTTGTATTGCTCAATTAAATATTTATCTTTAAATTTCTCTGTTATAGGTCGATATAAAACCGCCATCGCTCTATGCATATTTTCCCAATTACCCAAATAAGAATCTAAATCTGTGAACTCCCCTAAACTAATTTCATCTAAATTTGGAATAAATCCGAAGTTAGTATTACCTAATTTAAAAATCGGTTGCAATTTATGTTGTTCGCTAAACATATTATTCAATAAATTAATAATATCGTTGAAGTCTTTTAACGGGATATTAGGAACTAAATTTAAAGTAACACCGCAAAATATCTCTATCATTTTTTGTTGCAGAAATTCGCCATCTTTGTTGTTTTGTGCAATAGATACAAATCTTTGGTATTGTTCCAAAGTAATCTCTTTTAATGATGTTGGTATTGTAATTTGTAACTTCATAATTATATAACGTTTGTATGTTGTTTTTGTATTGCTATTAGTAAATAAAATATGTGCCTTGATTTGGTTGCCCAATGTAATCCCAAACTGCATAACCTAAAGCATCGAGTAAGTGATTGTAATCGTCTATAGGTGTTTCTGACTTCTTATCGTGCCAAACATAATTATTTAACTCTTTAATTAAGTTCGTACTATCTGCATCAATTATTAACTGATAGTCTTGAACTAAAGCAATCCTATCAACTATTTTAGGTTTAGAAACTCCTTTTATATTCAAACCTCTACTTTGTAATTCAGATATTAAACGAGGCTCGGCACTATCTGCTATAATTAAGTTTTTAGTACCGCAATATCTTTCATTTTCTCTATAAATTTCTGTAGTATTTAATCCAACTTTGTATAATAATTCTTTGCAATATATTATCTTTTTATCTTTATCAATTGAAACTTGAACAAGTGTAGTAGGGTCAATACTAAACCCAAAGTCTTGACCATAAATAGAGTTTCCTAAATCTTGAAACTTATCTATTTTCCAATTATTAAATATAACGCCCTCTGCTTTGTTTAACCAACCTCCTAATATTTGATGCTTATATTTATTTGGATTAGTTTCTTTAATCCTTTCAACCTCGTTTATAAAAGAAATATCTAAGTTATCGATGTTATCTAAATAGGTTGTGTGTATGTAAGTAACATCATCTTTAATTCCATTAAATCCTTCTTGTACTCCTTTATCCTCAAAGAAACGTTTATAAATCCAATGCTCTTTAGTAGCTGGATTAAGAATTAATATAATCCTGTTTTGTTTTCCTTTTTGTCTAATAGATAAATTAATCTTATCGAATGTAAGTTCGTCGGTAAGTTCTTCCGCTTCATCAAGTATCCACGTTGTAACGCCTTGCAATGATTTAAGATTTGCAGTTTGGTCACCGCTTGACGTTTTAATTCCACGAAATATAATATCAGACTTTGAGCGTAGGTTTTTAATCTCTGATTTGTTTACTTCAAAAATTGCGTTCAATTCCATTAAATCAATCTTCTCTTGAAACTCTGGAATAATAGAAAGGTGCGCACTTGTCATCGTTTGACGAGTGAATAATATCTTATGACCTTGTTCAAACGACAAAAGGTTGGTAAAAGTACCAACCCCGAATGACTTACTTGAACCTCTACCACCTGTTATAATAAAATAGCGTGTATCGTTTTCAAATAATGGCTTATATTTATTGTTTAGTGTTATCAAATTTTATAACGTCTTTTAAATCGAAGTTATCTAAAGTAAGGTTTTGATTTACATTTTGCTCAGGTTTACCACAACCATACTCAATTAATATTTTTGATGCTGCTATTCTATCTCTTGCGTTTTCTAAAACATTATTCATTATTTTTGCAATAGTTTTAAATGCACTTTCTACGTGTGGACTTGCCAAATCAATAGCTTTCAATTCATCTCTTTGTGATGGCCTACCAGCTTTTCCAGCAGTACTATGACCTCCGTTATTTTTTCTTTTATCTTCCATAATTAATAGAAATTAATTAATTAATTATCTACATTCTCCTACTTTTGGCAAAGTATTATAATTTGTCGTAGAATATGATTTACTTTTTTGTACTTGACTGCATTCGTTTATTGTAATATACTCGGCTTTGTAAGTTCCTAAAACGTTAAACGTTTGCACAGACATTACTCTATCGCAATTGCAATCCGATTGTTTTTCTGTTTCTGTTGAGCAACTAAATAGTGTTAGTGCTATCAGTATTATCATTAAATGTTTCATATACTTTTTTTAATTCGTTAACTATATCTCTCCAACAACTGGAGCAGTTACTATGTTGTAATTTTATATTAAAAACTCTTTCGTAAATCTCAATCAATTTATATTGTTGGTTGATTGTAAGTTCGTTTAAGTATTTACTGAATAAACCAGTAAGATAATTATAATCTTCTTCCGTTAAACAATTTGCTTTTTTATATGGAATTAATTTGTTTAAAGTTTCTTTACGTTTATCGCAACCACAATCCCAACCTGTTACTTTTGAAATTGTATCTACTACTTTTTTTATTCCTGTAGCTTCTGTAATTTGTTCGATTGTATCGCCTAATCCTATTGCTTTCTTTTTTCTTCCCATTCTTTTAAAATTTTATCGTTACACTTTGAAATCGTATTGAAAATAGTTGATAGTGATATTCCTGTTTCTTTTGCTATTTTTCTCATCGAAAGTTTATTATCATAATATAAATAAAAAACTTGTTTATCGAACCAATGTAATCGGTTTACTATTTCAAATACTTCATTCTCTTTATCTATTTCAATAGATATATTTATTTCTTCTATTGGTACTTTTATTATTTTCTTTTGTTTACGATGCAAATCAAATGCCAAACTACGCAAAGTTAAATAAAAATATGCTTCGTTAATTGATTTCTTCTCTAAACATTTAAGGTACGCTTCTTGTACAATATCTTCTGCATAATCATCTATGCCTAATTGTTTGACAATATTAATCCAGCGTTTATGTTGTTTAAATATTTCTTTCAAGTTTCAATTCATATTCTTTCAACCAATTGTAAGCTATATTATAAGCTTCTTTTAGTTTTCTTATTTCGACAAAGTTAACTATTTTTACGTTCACTTGTATATTTTTGTGAATATTTATGTAAACTTGTACAATAGCTATCATTGATTCAACGCTTTCCATCAGATTTGATATGTTTTATATAAATAATCTTTGTGTTTAGTCATAGTTTGCCATTCAAAAAAAGTTATAATCTTTTCAAACTCTTGCAAAGTTTGTTTATGTGTTGCTACTAATTTTAATTTAGTTTCAGGAATTAACGCAAATTGATTACTTTTTGCCATCTATTTCAGTTATTTTATATTTAATAAACTCATTACCTTTTGTAATTACTTCTTTTGATACAATTAACTTGTAAATATCCCTATCGTTTATATTATACTTCTTTTGTAATACGTCTAAAAATGGTTTTAAAGGATTATCTATATCACAAAGTGAATTACTAAAGCCAAATACAATATCGATGTTTACACGTTGTATTTTTAATTTTATATTTGGAAGCATTAAAAGTAAATCTTTTTCATATTGCTTATATTCTTTAGTCTTAAATCTACGACCTTGCCAACATTCATTTACAGATAATGGTTTTATATTTATTTTTCTCATATCCAATCATTATTTAAATTATCATTATCTGTTTCGTAAGGAAGCCAATCTTTATTTACATCGAAGTTATCATTTTTTTTTGGTTTTTCTAAATAAACCATTTCATAATGATATTCGCATAAATATTCTCCATAAACTTTTCTTTTAGTTTCTTTATTACAATATTCACATTTCATATTTTTACTATTTAATTATTAAAAAGGTACTTCTAAATTTTCATCATATGGCATATCATCAAAAACTCCTTTTATTTCTTCAATTTTAATTAATGGAAAAGGTGCAATTTCTTCTATTAATTCTTTTGGCTCTTTTCTTTGTTGATTTGCTTTTATTAAACTTTCTAATTGTGGTTCGGTTCCACGTTCATAATAACGACCTGATGGCTTATGATAATCAAATTCCATTTTACCACCTATTTCTCCTTGAAAACTATATTTTGATTTTAAATTAATAAATTGGGTATAAGACTCATCTCCAAAAAATCTGTAAATACAAAATCCATCGTGAGTTTGGTTTCTAAAATCAGCACTACCTGAAACATCATATAAAGTAGGACTTTCATAAATTCCAGCTTCTTTTTTCATTTTAGTAGGGTGAGCAATTACTATAATTAATACATTATTTTGTTGAGCAAATTGTGTTAATCTTGATAAAACTAAAGCTATATTTTCTCTTTCTGTTTTATTTCCAGTATATTCAACTTTATTCCAAGCATCAACTACAAAGATATTAATTCCAAATGAATAAATTTGCTCTCTAAACTTTTCAAAAATCCAATCCCAATTAGCAAACTCTCCATTTTCAGGACTTGTTAAATATAATTTTTGATTTGCCCAATTATGAAATTCCATTATATCTAATTTTGTACATTTTTCAACTCCATCTATATCAAAAAAATAATTCTTACCTATTGCTTTTTGTACAAAAGTTGACATATGTAATTCCATTGGTTGATGTTCAGGACTAAAAAAACTTGCTTTTAAATCATTTTCTAAAAGATAATTTAAAACTAACCATTCAGTAAAATTTGACTTTCCATGTGATGGTATACCAGTACCAATACATAAATGACCAAACATTAATTTAAAAATATTATTTAAACTTGATAAAGCGGTATTTTTTATTTCAATACAATTAGGTAAACCATCATTGTATAAACTCATCATTTTATCAATTAAATCTTCAGTAGTAAAAGTTCCTGAAACTGGATATTTTTTTCTATTATAAATAGTTTCTTTTAATTTACCACTTTTTAAGTCATCGTTTGCGTCTTTACCATCAAATAAAATCCTTTCACATCTATAACGCCCTAAACGTTGTGCGATTTTTTCAGCTACATTATTTCCACTACTATCATTATCAGTAGCAATTAAAAACTTTTTAACGTCTTTTATATATTTTTCGGAATTAATCCAATAATTATCATTGTCGTTTGCTCCATTTGGGATAGATATTGCGTTTTTTATACCTATTTCATAAAGTGCCATAACATCAAATTCACCCTCAACTATGTAAACTTCATCTTCTCCAATAATTGAATTAATGTTATAAAAAATAGGCTTTCCATTTTTAGATTGAGTAAATTTTTTATTACCTGAACGATATTTTTTATTAACTAATATATCCCCTTCAAAATAATTAAATACAATATTATTAACTTCTTTATTTAATGATGGTTGATAATATTTTTCTTCTGATACTTCAAAATGTTTTAAAGTAAATTGATTTATTAGCCTTTCGTTTTCACAATGCTTTACTAAATTATCAGATAAAGTTGTGTAGTTTTTCCAATTTTGTTGTGGTAAAGTATAATTATTTTCTACTATTGATTTTTGTATACTATCTCTAAAAAATAAAGCATTACAACCATCATTAAAACATTTAGCAGTTCCATTATTAAACCAAACCATTAAAGATTTATCTTGTTTATTTCTGCGTGTATCTGTGCAAATAGGACATTTTATTTTTGCAGTTCCTGATACTTTATTTGTTTGGATTAAATCCCAATTTTGTATATTACTCATTACGCTGGACTATCAAAAAAAGGTTTAACAATAGGTTTTTTTACTTTACAATACCAATCACTTTCAAAACCTCCCCAACTTTTTTCAATACACTTTTCTAAAACATCGTCAATTGAATATCCGCTTTTTTCAACCTGAATAATAAATTTTTTAAGTGCAGTTTCAGTATTTGTAAGTCTTTTATTTTTTCTTACCTTAATCCAATCAGAAACTAATTGTTTATTACAACCTAAGTTAATTAAAGAATGGTAAAAACTAAAAGTAGGCAAAGCCGTTATATTTTTTACTTCTACTTGTTCTTCTACTTTCTCTTTTACTTCTACTTGTTGCGTAGGGGTTACATAATCCCCTATCGAACCCCCTTGCGTAGGGTTTAAAATTATGCCAGTTTTATCCTCAAATCCTTTAACTTGACTATCAATAGAATTTGTTTGACTTATATAAGCAAATTTTGCCATTCCTTTAAGTTCTGTTGGTTTAATTCCTAAAAATTGTCTATCTAATAAAGCATCTATAAAAGCTACTTTATCTGCATCAGTTTCAAGTTCGTTATAAACATCGTAATATGAACGAAAGAAATTAAAACCTTTTCTTTTAGTTAGTTTTATAGCCATTATACACTTCCTTTCATTTTTTGTTGAACGTGTAATAATGTGCCTATAAGAGAATGAAGTTCTTTTTTTGTAATGTTAATAGATAAAATATTACTTAAGCTATCATTACAAAAATCTGTTTTTTGTATTCCTAAATTAACAATATTAGAATCAAGTTCTAATACATAAAATTCATACTTTAAATCAGCAGTGCTAATTTCTTCTGCAATTAATCGGTGTTCCATTTTAAATTAAATTAAGTTATAAATATGAAAAATCCATAATCCTTTGGCTATTGTGGTAAACGCCTCCAGATTATGGATTAAATATTTTTATATTTTATTGTCGGTTACCACTCCAACAAGTACAAATATAATAATTATTTCAATATAAAAAACAAATCATTCAAAATTTAACATATTATCTTCGTTAGGTGATGGAATATCTATTCCTAAAAATTCTGCTGACCATTTTTGTATTTCTAAAATATACTCGCAAAATTGAGTAGTTGTTAAATCTGAACTTGTTAAACGTTCTGTAATGCATTCTCCAGTATCTTTATTTACTATTTCATTTGTCGGAGCAAATAAAGGCAAAAGTATTTTGTAGTGAATGTTATCAACGCTTCTTAATTCTCCTGTAACTTCTAATAAACCATTTTGTATTAAAGGAAGAACTAAACCCCAATAGTATCTGTTTTGATTGTTAGAACGTGACTTTTTAGGCTTTGAAAAAGTAATTACAACATCTTTATCATTAAACGATTTTATGGCGTTTAAAACAAGGTCTCTATTTCGTTTGAATAGTCCGTTAACGATTGACGTTGTAATTTCAATTTTCATTTTAAATCAAATGTTTCGATTAATAAATTTAGCATTTGCTCTTTAAAAAGGAAGCAAATCTGTATCAGGTATATCTTCAGCGGTTACTTCTTCAACTATCTGCTCACTTTCTTTTAAGTTACCAAAGTAAAATCTATCTTCTTTTGTTGCTCCTTTGAAATTAGATTGAAACGATGCTACATTACCATATTTATCTAACTCATCATTTACCCAAACTCTAACGTTTAAATAAATTTTACCATTTTCATTTTTAGTAAATGCTTTGTTTCCTGTTTTTGCTTGTTCTAACAATTTGCTAAAATCAATGCTTCCGTAAAATGAAGTTTTAACTCCCATAAATATATAAATTAAAGATTAATAAATTCTTGTTCCTGTTGTTTTGTAGTTGTGTATTTAGTTTTAATTTGCTCCAATGAAAAGCCACCATATTTAGCTTTCTTTAAAATTTCTGTAGTTGCATTTGGTTTTGGTTGTACTGCTTTTTGTCCGTCGTCATCGTCTGCACCAACACAAACAAATGATTGTAAAGAATAACGTCTTGCGTAGCTTATTCCGCTCCCTTGTGCTTGTGCATCATTAACTTTATTGTAAATAATTTCAGTTAAACTTTCAAGTTTTTCACCGCTTGAATGTAATAAAATAGTTTGCACAAAGTTTTTGTTATCTAAATGTACAATAGGTTGTAAAATTACTATATCATTTGCGTTAAGAATTGGAATAACTGCTTCTCGAATTGAGTTTAAATCAGCGTATTTTGATTTAAAGAATGGATTTGTTGAGCCTTTTTTCGGATTGCTCATTTCTGATTGTGCTTTTAATAAAGCGGTTGCAATTTGTTTCATAAGATAAGATATTTAATTATTAAAGATTTGTAAATATAGTAATTTAAAATGATATAGCCAAACTTGACTTTCTCGGTGTTGTTGAAACTTTAGGAACTATGTTACCATACAAATCAGCTACTTCTTGCTTTTGTGCTAATTTAAGCAAATCAGTACGCTCATCTAAACAACGCTTTAACTCGCAATAGATTTCATCTTCTGTATAGTTAATAGTATCGCCACCACTTCTAAACGTTCCTTTTAATCCGAACTCCTCAAAGTTTTCTTGAGGGATTACTTTTAATAATTCGGTGTTAACTACGTCAAGTGCTTCTTGAAGTCTTTTAGCTTGTGCTAATAATTCAAATTTGTTTACATTACCATCATCTAAAAGTTCTGTAATGAATTTTTTTGCTCCGAATTGAATTTCTTTTTTGTTTGGTAAAAAGTTTGATGTTTGAATTTCTTGCTCTCGCATCAACATAAATAAATCTTTTGACATAATTTAAAATAAAAACCTCTTTTAAAAATCTTAATCGGCTAGAATTAAGCATTAAAAGAGGCGTTATAATTTTGTGAAAGTTCCTAGCCGAACTTTTTATAAATGCAAATATAATACTATTTTTTAAATATGCAAAATAATTTTTTTACTTGAGCAACTTAATTTATGAACTCCGTTTGATTGTCCGCAATATTTACATTTGTTTAATATATTTTTATAAACTTTATTAACTCGCTCCGAATTATAACCTCGCAAATAATAATATTTCATTACTATTAATATTCTTTGTTTAGGTGTCATTCTTCTAATTTTTCAATTTCTTGTTTTCTTATGTGTTCAATTTCTCTTTGAATATAATCCAACGCTTTTTCGAGGTCTTGCAGTTCATTTTGTTTTTTACCAGCTCTGCAAATATATTTTAGAACATTAAACCTAAAAAAATTTAATTGGTAATCAATACCTACGTCAATTAAATCATATCCTTTTCCGTTGTTATAGTGTAATGGTGTATTACTCATATTATATTAAGTTTTTAAATTTTAAATAAAGCATATAACTGCTATTGCTTATCTCATAGTTATATTCACAATCCAAACAATTAATTTGTCTTTTGATAGTTCCCATAGCGGTAACATTGTTTTTTAATAGTTCAATATTTTCACTTCCACAACTCGGACAACTATATTTTAAGTTTCCGTTTATAACTCCGTTGTGCGTGTTAGTTTTAATATAGTTTTGCATCGTTAAAAACACATCCTCTAAAACAATTATATCACCCTCGCAATAATGCACCATTTCAGCCATTGCATTTTTATCTCCAGCCATTACATTTTTCCACATATCGAAGCCACTATGTTTTACTTTTGCACCAACTCCTAAAAATTGTGCTATGTAGTCTAATTTATTACTATTAAAATTAAATCCGCTTTTAGCTTTTTTTAGTGTATCAAGAGTTTTATAATTTGGAAACATCGCCACTCTGTGAAATATGCAACGTGTTCTTATCCATTTTATATCAAATCTATCGCCATTGTGTGCTATCATTTCATCTGATTGATTAGCTACTTTAATAAAGTCGATTAACATTTGCTTATCGCATTGGTTATTATCCCAAGTTAACGTATAAATCTTATCTTCTGTTTCCCATTTATAGCTTATACATATAATTTTACGCTCATTTATGATACAATCAGGTGTAATTGATAGATTATATCCAGTTCTCCAAAAATAACCGATATTAGGTGAAGTTTCAATATCAAAGAATAAACGTTTAATATCACTTTGTCCTTCTCTAATTTTAGCTAATTGCCTTTGTTGTTGTGGATTCAATCTGAAGCGATTTATTGCAGTAGGAATTAAACCTAATTTTCTAACTTCAATATCTTTTAACCTAAATTTTGGATTTGCCATAAGGGATATTTTTTATCAAAAGTACAAATTAATATTGTTCGTCGAAGTTTTTTCTTAAGATAGTATCTATTTTATTAGATATGTCGTTGAAATAAGTCGTTTTTTGCATCGTTTCTGTTTCGGCTAAACTATCGTTCAACTCCTCTACAAATTGAGTTAACGTATTTTTCAACGTTAACATTCGCTCTGTAGTCACTTTCAAATCGTCTAAATTTTCAACTAATAAATTAGATAAACAAACTAATTTATGAAGATTTATTCTATTTTGTTTATTGTCTAATCTGTTCATAATAAATCAATATAAAAATTATTTTTATCTCGTAACATTTTGATATTTTTCAACCCTTGATAGTTTTCTAATATTTCGCCATTTCTTCTAATAATTAGATTGTTTGTAGGTGTAGTATCAAATATAGGTTTTAAATCTTGATAAACTTTAAATAGTTTTTTATTTTGAAATAGCCAGTTATCAATATTGTTTAGTGCATAAATGACAGTACTATGGTCTTTATTAAATAATTGACCTATTTTTTGTAAAGGAATATACTCGTCATTTTCTCGAATAAGTTTAAAAATAACACCTCTTAACTCTACATTTTCACGTTTTCGATTTTTGCCAATTGAAAATCCTAAATGCTTTTGTGCTTGTTCTATCTTTAATTCATACATCGTAATAAAATATTTAAGCATTTTTGTTTAGTTTTTTCTTTTTTCATAATCTTATTTGTTTAAAAAGTTATTTATTTGTTTGAACAACCAACCTGTTAATAATGCTTCATTCTCATCATTATTTAAATCTAATTCAATACATCTGTCTTGATAGATATAGTT